CACCACAAAGAACACAGGAGATGAAGTTGTTGTACGAGGATGAACTTGCTAGAGCATTATCTGAAGATGGTTCTGCAGCAAGCACATTCATTACTCCGAAAACATACTATCCAAATATATAATGGCTAGATTTGCAAAAGGTAGTAGAGCATTAGCGATCTCTGATAGATCAGGCGCAGCTTTTCCATATAGAGAAATGGTAAAAGAATGGACCGGAGCTTTAGTGCATGTTTCAGAATTTGAACCTAAACAACCACAACTAGAACCACATCCAGTAGGAGCTGATCCACAAGGATTAAAAAATGCAAGACCAGCAAGAACAGAATTTCCAGTACAAGATATTTTACCAAACAATCCTTTTACTACAAACTCAAACACAACTTTAAATGTTTCATATCCAAGTAATCAAATAAATGAAGGAACATCTTATGTAAGATTTCAAGCTGTTAAATCTATAGTGGGTGGTGTTGCTATTTCAACTTTAGAATTATCTACAACTTTAAATGGAGCTATAAATGATGTAGTAACTTCTATTGATTTAGTTGATGCTTCACAATTTCCAACAAGTGGTTTTTTTATGATTGAAAAAGTAAATGTTCAAACCGGTAAATTTGATAATGAAGTTATTCAATATACAGGTAAAAATGTAAATCAATTAACAGGCTGTTCTACGTCCAGCGCACCTTTTAGAGGGGTTACCCCACCAACAACAACAGCAAGTAGTCACCCGAACGGAGCTAAAGTTTTTGGATGTTACCTTGCAACAGCAGTTGCAACTACTGTAGAAGTTGGTCCTACACTACCAAATGGAACACAAGCAACAGAACAACAATTTAATTCTATAACAGTTCCTTTAGTAAATGCAGCAGGTAGTTCAGAAACAGGGGGCGGTTTTCAGTGTACAATTGGACCGTTAAATGATAGAGCATAACTATGGCTGGATATACATACGCAGATTTAACAACAGATATTAGAAACTACACAGAAGTAGATGCTAACGTGTTTACTGCTGCTGTTATAAATAGATTTTTAGAAAACGCAGAACATAGAATTAATTTAGATATACCAATGGACTCAGATAGAGTTCAAGCAGAAGCACAATTTGCACAAAATTTTAATAGTATTACAGTTCCTACAAAAGCTTTATTTGTAAGAGGTGTACAAGTATTTAATTCAACAACAGCTACTACAGAACAAGGTTTTTGGTTGGAAAGACGAGATCAAACTTTTATCACTGAGTATGTGGGTGAAGCTACAGGACCTTCTGGAGGTCAAGCAGCACAGAATGTAAAAGGTTTACCTAAATATTATTCTATGTTTGGTGGTGCTACAACAGGAACTAATACTGCTACATCAGGAGCTTTATTTGTAGCTCCTACACCAGATCAAAACTATAAATATATCATTCACTATAACGCTCAACCAGCTGGTTTAGAGACTAATACAGCTGGAACTTATGTAAGTAATTACTTCCCACAAGGCTTATTATATGCATGTTTAGTAGAAGCATTTATGTTTTTAAAAGGTCCAACAGACATGTTGACACTATATGAAAATAGATATAAAACTGAACTACAAAAGTTTGCAGCAATGCAAGTTGGAAGAAGAAGACGAGACGATTACACGGATGGAACAATAAGAATACCAATCGAGTCACCGCCTCAGTAATTAGGAGATTTTTTATGGCAATAACATCGGCAGTATGTAACAGTTTTAAAACAGAAGTTTTAAGAGCAATTCACAATTTTACAAACGGTGGAAACACTTTTAATTTAGCATTGTACACAAGTTCAGCTACACTAAATAAATCAACAACAGCTTACAGTTCATCAAACGAAATAACTAACACATCAGGATCAGCTTATGTTGCAAAAGGAAAAGCGCTTACAAACGTAACTCCTGCTTTATCAGGCGACACTGCATGTTGTGATTTTTCAGATATTTCTTGGACATCAGCTTCATTTACAGCTAACGGTTGTTTAATTTTTAATGACACTGCATCAGGTGATCCAGCAGTTTGTGCAATAGCATTCGGTGGAGACAAAACTGTATCAAGTGGAACTTTCACAATTCAATTTCCAACAGCAGACGCATCTAACGCAATACTTCGTATAGCATAGGGAGGAACTCCTTATGGCATCAACCTGGGGTAATAATACTTGGGGATCCAACGAGTGGGGTGACGACAATGTTACCGTTATTCTTACCGGACAATCAACAACATCATCAGTAGGTTCACTAGAAGCTTTTAATGAAGAAGGCTGGGGACGTCAAGAATGGGGCAACTCTGGTTGGGGTGTAGAATATGCTGTAAAACCAACAGGCGTACAATCAACATCATCGGTCGGAAGTGTTACTGCTTTTGATACTCAAACTGTTATACCAACAGGTGTAGAAGCAACATCGAGTGTTGGTTCTCTTACATTAGCTTTAGAATCAATTATAACTCCAACAGGTCAACAAGCTACAACAGAACTTGGTGATTTTGATAACGCAGGTACATTAGTTGGTTGGGGTAGAAATGGTTGGGGTGAAGAACCTTATGGTGATTCATTTAATAAATTAGTACAACTAGCAGGATTAAGCACAACATCTAGTGTTGGTTCTTTAACTTTAAATTTAGAGTCAGTAGTATCTCTAACAGGATTAAGCACAACATCTAGTGTTGGCTCTTTAAGTCTTGTTATAGATTCTACACCTGTCATAACAGGTGTTAGTGCAACATCAAACGTAGGAAGTATTTCTCCGGCGGATGTTATGGGATTAACAGGTGTTAGTGCAACATCAACAGTAGGTGGAATAATTCTTGATGCTCTTACAGAGCAACCTACAGGTCAACAAGCAACAACTGCAGTAGGTTCTTTATCGATAGGAATTACACAAATATTAACAGGAGTATCAGCAACATCTTCTGTAGGATCTTTAACAGTTGGAATAGGAGTTCCGTTAACCGGGGTCAGTGCTACATCAGCAGTTGGTGCAATAACACCTACTCCAATGATTGTAGGATTAACAGGACAATTAGCAACATCTAGTGTTGGTACAGGAGTAGCTTTTCCAGGCACTTATGAAAAACTTGATCCTAAAACAAGTACAGGATATACAACTGAAACACCTAAAACGTCAGTTAGTGGTTACTCAACTAAGACGCCAAAAAATACAACAGGATATACAACTAAAACTGCATAATTATGTTTGACTTAAAACTAAATAAACAATATAAATAGGAACAATTAGGAGATTAAATAATGGCTTCAACATACACACCTCTCGGCGTAGAGCTAATGGCTACTGGTGAAAACGCCGGTACTTGGGGAACAAAAACAAATACAAATTTAAATATCATTGAGCAAATCTCTGGTGGATATGTAGAACTATCTATTGCTGGTGGTGCTGGAACACAAGCTGTTGATAAAACAGATGGTGGAACAGGATCAGCCGTTGCAACAAGAGTCATCAAATTTACAGGAACTATATCTGGAAATAGAGTTATAACTTATCCAGTTCTTACAGAAAATTTTTATCTTATTAACAATGGAACATCAGGTTCTCACACAGTACAATTAAAAGCAGCTTCTGGTTCAGGTGCAACAGTAACATGGGGTACAGGAGACAAAGACTGGAAATTAGTTTACTTTGATGGTGTAGCAACTAACACAGGTGTTTACGAAATAGCTTTAGCTTCACCTCCAGGTGGATCAAACACACAAGTTCAATTTAATAACTCAGGAGCATTTGGTGGTTCTGAAAATTTAGTATGGGATGGAACTAATTTACAAATTGGTGATCAAGGTGATCTAAGATTAGGTGATGCAGACAACTCTCATTACATTGCTTTACAAGCTCCCGCTACAGTTTCATCTAATGTAACTTTAACTTTCCCTGCAACAGATGGGGATGCAGATCAATTTTTACAAACAAATGGTTCAGGTGTTTTAGCTTGGTCTGATGTTTCAGGTGGTACTTCATGGCAAGCAGTAAAAACTTCTACTTTCACAGCAGTAGCTGGTGAAGGTTATTTTGTAAATACTACAAGTGGTGTTGTAACTATGAATTTACCAGCAGGTACATTAGGTAATGAAA